AACAGGTAATGCTCCCATTAACGATTGGCCGGAGGAAATCTAATGGATAATCGCACTGTCGCTTCAGCACATTCAGCGGTACAGAAAACTCAAGCAAATCTAACTATGCATGAGGCAGTCTGCGCGGAACGATGGGCAGAAATGCTACATCGCGTGAAGCGCATTGAAATGATTATGCTATCAACCGCCGGAGCTTCCCTGCTCCTGCTGATATCGCTTGTTGTGAAGTCGTGATTTTTGAAGCCATTGCAGTAGTCCAGACCGCAAACACCGCCATTGGTGCGGTGAAGGAGCTATTGAAGAATGGTAAAGACATTACCGATTGCGCCGAACAACTTGGCAAATATTTTGACGCTAAAGCAGAAATACAGAAGAAATCGGGTAGCTCGCAATCCACTGGTTCAGATTTAGAGAACTTTCTCCACCTCGAAAAGTTACGCCAACGCGAGGAAGAGTTGAAGACCATTCTGATATATCAGGGCCGGGCAAATCTATATCAAGACTTTTTGAGGTATGCGGCAGAAGCGAAGCGCAACCGTGATGAAGCGTTTGAAGCACAGAAGAAAGCCAAGATCGCAAGGCGTGAAAAAAACATGGCTATGCTTAAGTCTATGGTCGTTGTATTTGTTTGTTTGCTGGGATTGGTTGCGCTCAGTGGGTTTATATATTGGCTCTCTACTATGAGGCCAGCATGACCCAGAAGAAATTACAAAAAGAATCGATTTATGCTGAGTATGACAAAGACGGTGATGGTGTTATCAGTGACGAAGAGATGTCTCGCGTTACATCCATCAAAGAAACTGAGACAGCGTTACGAAAAAACTTAGCACAATTGCGTATGGCAAGATTTACCTTGATTGCTATGGGGGCATTTACATTCGCCATGTTTTTTGTGCCAATCGAGCGAGTGCAAGCCCTTTCGGATATTAGCAATCTTTTTTACATATCCGGCGCGGGTATTGTTGGCGCATACATGGGGACAACGGCTTGGCTAAATAAAAAATGATCTATGTGTTTGCTTTAATTATCATGACGGCTGAAGGCACTGTGATACCTGATAAGAAGGCATATTTCTATTCAGTCAATCGGTGCAACTATTTTGCAGATCGGGTAAGCCGAACACGATACAACTATTGGACTAAACGTAAAGTACAGGCGTATTGCATACCAGAGTGGGTCAATCCAAAGAACACTAAGATACTGAGGTGATTATGATTCTAGGTGCGTTAGGAAAAATACTGGGCAGTGAGACAGTCATCAAAAAAGGGATGGATTTAATTGATGATATGCACACATCTGAAACTGAATCCATAGAGGCGAAAACACAAGCCAAAGTAGCCTTAATGAACAGCTACGCTCCATTCAAGGTAGCCCAGCGATATCTTGCGCTGATGTTCGGTCTGACGTATGTCTCTTGTTTTATCTTAGTTCTTGCGATGACACTGACCGGAAAGGGCGATCCATCTGCTGTTTCTGAGGTGATGGAGCACTTCCAAATCGATTACGTCATGCTTCTGATTGCGGGTTTCTATTTTTCGGGGGGCGCGATAGAGTCCTTTCAACGGAAGAAAAAAGATGTTTGAACTTAGTCAACGGTCGTTAGATCGGCTACAAGGTGTAGATGAACGTCTTGTGAAGATCGTATCAAGAGCAATCGAAATCACTGATACAGATTTTGGTGTCATTCAAGGTCTACGGACAGAAGAAGAGCAGAAAGCGTTGGTGGAGAAAGGCGCAAGTAAGACCATGAAGTCAAAACACCTAGAGGGTCGTGCAGTCGATCTGATGGCCTACATTGACGGTCGAGGATCATGGGAACTTAACGTCTACGACAACATTGCTGAAGCCATGCAACAAGCCGCGACAGAGGAAGGCGTGGACATCCGATGGGGAGCCGCATGGCACATCTATGACCTCAGAGGCTGGACGGGGAGCATGGAAGCCGCGATGAACGATTATATCGACACCAGACGGGGAGAAGGACGGAGGCCATTCATCGATGCCCCACATTTTGAATTAATGACATAAATAATCATAAAACGCTTTTTTTATCCCCTCAAATGATGTTTAATACTCTTGTTATGTAACAGGAGAAATAAACATGACTACTCAAAAGTTACCGTTAGCTAAAGATGTTTGGGAAACCTTGCATGAGGAAAACGTCAATCATGCCACAGAAAAAGTAGGAAAATTCACCTATTTGTCTTGGACTTGGGCGTGGCAGTTTCTCATGGAATATTACCCCCAAGCACAATACGTCATTCATGATGATATTTTGTTCCCTGATGGAACAATGGAAGTTCGCGTATCAATCTCGATTGAGAAACTAAGTGAGAAAGTTGAACGCATGATGTGGTTGCCAGTGATGAACCACAAAAACCAAGCAATCATCAATCCAAACTCATTCCAAGTAAATACGGCCCGCATGCGCTGTTTAGTCAAGTGCATATCGATGCTTGGTCTAGGCTGTTACATCTACGCTGGAGAGGACTTACCAACGTCAGAAAAGGAGGCATTACAGAAAACACTAAATGATAACCAAAGGAGTGAGATCAATAAGTTATTGAAAGAGACAAATGCTGATTTGCATGCATTTCTAGCTCATTACGAAGTCGACAGCGTTGGATCAATGACTCAAGCCGTTTACGAACAAGCTCTATCAACACTGAAAGAAAAGAAAAAACGACAAAACAGCAAGCCGCCCGCACCTTCTGATGATGTAGTCGATGCCATTACTCATGGAGATGAGCCTGATATCTACGAAGAAGAGGCGAGAAAATCATGAACTGCGAAAGTTGTAAAAAGAAAGTAGCAGTCGTGAAATACGATTTTAGAGATGTGTGCGCGGATTGTTGGTTGTTTTTCATGCGCCCAATAGCAGGGAAGAGAAAGGGGAGAAGAAATGCGCGTCATCCAGCATGAGCAAAGAAGTCCTGAGTGGCATCAAGCTCGTCTCGGCTGTCCGACTGCTTCTAATTTTGGCAAGTTGATTAGCCCGACAGGTACGAAAAGTAGTCAGGCCAAGTCGTACATCAATGAGCTAATCGCACAAAAACTTACGGGTGAAAGCACCGAGATTACAGTCACGGAGTGGATGGAGAGAGGCACAGAGCTTGAGGCAAAAGCTCGATCTCTCTATCAATTGATGACCGACAGTACGGTTGTTGAGGTTGGTCTGTGCAAGCACGACTCTCTGGAGGCTGGTGCATCACCAGATGGATTGATCAGTGACGATGGTGGGTTAGAGATCAAAGTATTTAAACGAGCGAACCATGTGGATGTTTTACGGTCGCAGGAAATGCCGACTTTACACATTCCACAAGTTCAAGGATGTATGTGGATTACAGATCGAGAATGGTGGGATTTTGTGTCGTATCACGAAACGATGCCGATATTTGTCACTCGTATCAGACGAGACGATGAATACATTGAGAAGCTCGCGGCTGAAGTTGAGAAGGCTTGCGAGGAAATTATGAAAGAAACACAACGATTGGAGAATATGAAATGAGTGAATTTCCGACAGATGATGGTCTGGGCAAGTTTTTCCCAAACACTAGCAAGACAGGTCAACAACCCGACTTTACAGGTTTCCTTGAGATCGATGGTCAATGTAAAAAAGTCAGCATCTGGAACAATGGCAACTATTCAAGCATTAAGACCAGACCAATGACTCCCGATGAGGAAAAGAAACACCGTGAGGAACAAGCCAAGTTTGCGGCTAGAAGATCGCCACAATCTCAGCCTCTGACTCCGCCAAGTCAGGGCGATCCAATTAATTTGGATGACAAAATACCGTTCTAAAAAAATGCCGCCAAAGGGAATCGTTCTGGCGGCAATCATAGGGAGTCAAATGACATTTGATTCTAGCATGAGGTGAAAAGAATGAAATACAACATTGGAAAAAGTTTGCGGATTGCTCAAGAACTTAATGAGGTCAGTAGCCGCCAATTAGCAAAAGATTTAGCTGTGTCACCGCAACAGGTGCATCGCTGGAGGAATATGAGCGATATGAAAATCAGTAAAATCCAAACTCTTTGTGATTACTTTGACATAAATGTCTGTAAGTTTTTGGAGCTAGGATCGTGATCCACGAGCAAGAGGTCGAGGCGGCAGTCGATTGGTTAAGAGACACAGCCAATGAAGCCGCCCAGAAACGGGCAGAGCGTTTATATCTGGATGAATATCGTAAGGTCTTACGCGCTCAATTGATGAAACAGCACATGGATTTACCTGTCTCAGCGCAAGAGCGAGAGGCTCTGGCCGATCCAAAATATGCGGAACATCTAAAAGC